GCACCGATTATATACGGCAAAAAGTATAAACTAGTAGATTCTGAACTAGTAATACAAGATTTTATCAACGCATTAAATATACCGCAAGGACAAAAACCCGGTAAACCTGATTACGGCACAACATTATGGAGCTTTGTGTTCGAACCAAATACTCCGGATACACAAAAACACTTAGAAAATGAAATAAGAAGAGTAGCATCTTTAGATCCTAGGATCAATCTAAACACATTAAAAGCATATCCTAGTGATTCAGGTATACTTATTGAAATAGAAATGGCAGTTACCCCCTTTAATAATGCTCAAACGCTGAGTATATTTTTTGATCAGGGTTCAACTAGAGCATTTGGCGTATAGTAAAAAACTGCGGTTTTTTGTGTGATAAATATATAAAAGAGAAATATAGGTATGGCCACAAGTTCAAGACAATCAAGTATTTTTGGTGTAAATGATTGGAAAACAATCTATCAAACATACAAACAAGCTGACTTTCAAAGTTATGACTACGAAACCCTTCGTAAAACTTTTGTTGATTACCTACGAACATACTATCCTGAAACGTTCAACGATTATGTAGAAAGTAGCGAATATATTGCTCTATTAGATGTTATGGCTTTTATGGGTCAAGCATTGGCATTTAGAGATGATCTAAACACTAGAGAAAACTTTATCGATACTGCCGAACGCAGAGATAGTGTTATTAAACTTGCAAACTTGATTGGTTATAATCCAAAAAGAAATTTGGCAGGTCAAGGATATCTAAAAATATCTGCGATACAAACAACTGAACAAATCAAAGATATTAATGGATTAAATTTAAGTAACTTGATTATATTGTGGAACGATCCTGCAAATCAAAATTGGCAAGAACAATTTAACAATGTTATTAACGCAGCTTTAATAGATGCACAACGAGTAGGTAGACCAGGTAATAGTCAATCAATCTTAGATGTTAAAACAGATGAGTACAGTATAAGTATACCAGTTGGTGTAACTCCTGTAGCACCATTTAGTGCTACTGTAGATGGTATATCCATGAACTTTGAATGTGTAAGTGCATCAAGCTTAAACGCAAGTGATGTCTACGAATTGCCACCCGGCCCAGCTGGAATCTTTAATATACTATATCGTAATGACAAATTAGGTTATGGAAGTGCAAATACTGGTTTCTTTATGTATTTCAAACAAGGATCATTGCAAACTCAACAGTTTACTCTTCCTGCACAAATTAGCAATCAAGTGGTTGACATTGACATTCAAGGTATTAATAATACAGATACATGGCTGTATGAAGCAGACACAAACAATAATACATTAACACAATGGAATCAAGTTAATAATATATATGACAGCAAAAATGCACAAGCTCTAACAAACAATACACAAATTTTTAGTGTGGTATCAAGATTTAATGATCAGGTTAGCTATGCGTTTGGTGATAATGTTTTTGGTAAAATACCAGTGGGTAACTATACTGCATATGTTCGTGCAAGTAATGCGCTTACATATACAATCGACCCAACCGAACTTCAAGGTACTACGATTACATTAAAATACATAAGTCGTGTTGGACGTATAGAAACACTAACTATATCGTTAGAATTAACTTTACCAGTAACAAATGCACAGGCTCGTGAAACATTACAAAATATTAAAGAACGTGCTCCTCAAAGATACTATACACAAAACCGTATGGTCAACGGTGAAGATTATAATAACTTCCCTTATACTTTGTATAGTTCTATTATTAAAAGCAAAGCACTAAATCGTAGCTCAGTTGGCGTAAGTCGTAATTTTGATTTGTTAGATCCTAGTGCAAAGTATTCAAGTACAAATGATTTTAGTGATGATGGTGGTTTATATCTAGATGAAAATGATGGATATCTATCATTCAGTACAAATACTACAAATGAAGTTGTTTCTTTTTTAACAACAGCATTGATTAGTACATTGAATAATCATAGAACATTTCAATACTATACACAACATTATAAAAGATATGATATAGGTAGTGCTGCAGGTGATTCATATAATGTTTCTTGGAATCAAACTTCTTTCAATACATTAGAATCAACTGGCTATTTTTACAATCAACTTGGTCCAATTGCCATCGGTACATATTCTACTGGTAATATCAAATATATTACAGAAGGTGCTTTGTTAAAATTTGTAGCTCCTAGTGGTTACTATTTTGATATTAATAATAAATTAATAGAAGGCTTACCAACACCAAGTGACACAATATATATTTGGACAAGTGTTGCTAGTGTTGCCGGTGATGGTAATAATAATGGGCAAGGTAATTTGAATAATGGTTATGGTCCAGTAGTATTGAATAATCCTATACCAAATGGTGTCGTATTAGTTAATGTATTGCCCGCCTTTACAAATATCTTATCTAGTTCAGTAATACAAGATTGTATTACACAAATATCACTACATCAAAGTTTTAGTTTGGTATTCAATAATAGCTTGTTGTCAAATCAAGAACGATGGGCAGTTAGTGACTTTACCGATAGCAAATATTTTATCAAATTTCAAAGTTTGGGATCAAATAGATACTTAGTAACATACAAAGCAATTGCCTATTACTATGGTAGCGTGGCTAACATTAGATTTACCTTTGACAAAAATAAAGTAATATATGATCCACTGACTGGTAAACTAATACAAGATTTTGTAAATATCTTAAAAACAAACAGTCAACCTGATAGCAATTATCCTTTCCCAAGAGATACTAAACTAAGTGTTGTTGGTCAATTAATTGAATCTGATGGATACGTAGATGATTATAGTGTTGAAGTAGCAAGTATCGATCCTAATGTAGCGGGAGTAGTCAAAGATCCAGATTTCTTTCACACATTGACTGGCTATCAAATTGGCACAGCTAATAAAAACTATTTTACATTCTTTCAACGTGTTACTGATAATAATTTATTATCAAGATATGTTATGCTATCATCTACTGATGTTAACTATGCTTATGCAATTAAAGCGGATATTAATTTGGTTAAATATGAATATGCTGAGGGACAGCTATTCTATGCATCAAAAGAAGATGTATTCTATCAAACCGTTCATGATAATACATCAGCTAATATATTGAATTTAGTTCAAGTAAACAACTATGTTGCTAAAACAGGTCGCCAAGGCTTAAGTTTTCAGTATAGACACAATAGTAATAACACAACAAGAATCGACCCAGCTACAACTAACATTATAGATTTGTATGTTGTTACACAAAGTTACTATACTCGATATCAGAATTGGATCAAAGATACAACTGACACGTTAACAGAACCAACTCCACCAAACATCAATGAATTAAATTTGGCATATAGTAATATCAATGAATATAAAATGTTAACTGATAGCGTTATTTTTAATAGTGCAAAATTTAAACCTTTGTTTGGTAACAAAGCTGAACCACAGTTGAGAGCAACCTTAAAGGTGATTAAATCAAGTGGTACAACTGCTAGTGATAGTGAAATTAGAACAGCAGTTTTAAGTCAATTGAATAATTACTTTAGTATTGAAAATTGGTCGTTTGGTTATATATTCTATTTTAGTGAATTGAGTGCATACTTACATTCTCAGATTGGAGACTTGATAAACTCTGTAGTTTTAGTACCCAATGATCCTACATTAAGTTTTGGTGAACTGTACGAGATTCGTAGCGCACCTTATGAAATTTTTGTTAACGCAGCTCAATCAACAGATATTGTTGTTATCTCTGCATTAACACATAGCGAATTACAAATAAACAAATAACTACAGGTAAAAAACAATGGCAAATAATGTTAGAACAATTGATTTCTTACCAGAAATCTTTAAAACTAAAACTAACGAACAATTTTTAAATGCTACACTAGACCAATTGGTTCAACAGCCAAACTTTTCTAGGTTGCAAGGATATATTGGCAGTAAATTTGGTTATGGTGTAAAAGCTACTGATACTTATGTTAATGAACCAAATAAATCTAGAACTGATTATCAACTAGAGCCAGCTGTTATATTCAAAAAAACAGATACTAATATTGCGGTAGATGCTCTCACCTACAATGGAATGATAGATGCATTAACAGGTGAAGGCGCCATCACAGACAATCATAATGTATTATTCAATAATGAATTCTATTCTTGGGATAGCTTTACTGACTTGGACAAACTTATTAATTATAGTCAATACTATTGGTTGCCACAAGGACCAGAAACAGTTAATGTAACTACAGAAAATATCTATAGCAACGGCAGTTTCAATGTGGTGTCATCTGGTGCAGTATACGATTTCACCAGTAGCTTATATAAATTTGATGTAAGTAACCCTATTATTACATTGGTTCGTGGTGGATCATATGATTTTATTATCAATCAAGATACTAAATTTTATATTCAAACAGAACCAGGTACTAGTGGTTATGGTGCAGTAAAAAAGAATATTAGTACCCGTGATATATATGGTCTTACTAGTAACGGCCTTGATCAAGGCACAATTACATTCAATGTACCGCTGGCATCAGCACAAGACATTTATAATTTTCCAGGTAACTTACCAATTAGTTTAGTTACCACTAAGAAATTTACTGACATCTATGGTCAACGACTTAGTGACCTTATATCAATTGATGGCGTTACTTCATTGAATGGTAAAACATTACTATTTTATGGAACAGATCCAACTGATGTTGAATTCATTGGTGGATTATATGACAACTTGAATTTTGATAATGAACCTGAAATCGGTGATTACGAAGAGGGTGTTTATACCACTGTCAATAATAATTACTATACTATCTCATATATCGGAGATGATCTTGATCCTGTTGTAGTATTAACAGAAGCAGGTACGCTACCAAATGATCAAAAAATATCTATTCATGAAGGTGATACTTATGGCAATAGAAATTTTGTAAGAAACAGTGAAGGTAATATATCATTAATACCAATCATTACTGCCAACTTAGATACATTATATTATCAAGATGGTACCTTTAGTGAAAAATTAGGTAAGATTAAATTAATCGATCAACCTAGCAACAACAATATTAATATTGATGAGATCATTGGTAGTAAATCATATACTAGCCCAAATGGCATTAAATTTACTAATGGATTAAAGGTTCAATTTAGCGGAAATATCATCCCAACAAAATATAAACAAGATCAATACTATGTTGAAGGTGTAGGTACTAAGATAGCATTATTGCCAATCAGCGAGCAATTAGTACCAGAACCGTTTAGTGAAGGATTCTATACACCACTAGACACTACATCATATGATACTAGCCCTTGGGAATCGGCATTGCTAGTACCACTATCACCAGATTATATTACTATCAATCGTAATAGCATTAGTAAAAATGCATGGTCACGTAGCAATCGTTGGTTTCATGCCGATGTACTAACTACTGTGCAAGATGCCAATGGTACAAATACTCCATTAGTTAACAATGCACTAACTGATCCTAAGGCAAGAGCAAAACGACCTATCATTGAGTTTTATCCAAATCTTAAATTGTTTAATGCTGGTACTAGTGGTAAGGCACCAGTGGATTATATCAATTTTGATGTTACTGATGCATTTACTCAAGTTGCAGGAAAAACTGAATTTAGCCCAGACGGAGAAACAACCGCGTTATATACTGGTGCTAGAGTTATCTTTGCCGGTGACGCAAATCCCGATGTTGCAAATAAAATCTTTGTAGTAAACATTGACCATGTAAAACCAGCAGTCAGAAAAGTACGATTCAGAGCCGACGGAACACATAAAACATTCAGAATTGATCCTGAAATATTAGACAATGTTAAATCGGTCTCGATAGAATTAAATGGTCAACTAGTAAAACCCCACAATGAGCAACAAGTTCCAAATTATATAATAGATAATACTAGTACACTAACAGTACATGTTCCTCTATTGGCAAATGATGTTATATCTGTTACCGCTTATGGTAATCCTGTAATTACATTAAGCAAAGCATCCGACGGAGATGTAGTGTATAATCAGCAAACAGTTATTACCAAAGGGGAACAATACAACGGGATAAGTTTCTTTTTTAATGGCATAACTTGGGTACAAGCGCAATCTAAAAATAGATTAAATCAACCGCCCTTGTTTGATATATTTGATAGTAATGGATTAAGTTTTGGTGATACAGAATATTATCCAGGTAGTGACTTTATAGGATGTACATTGTTTGAATATGCACCTGGTCATGGTACTAATGATTTGATATTAGGGTTTCCGATCAAATACAGCTCTATCGTTAACTTGGGTGATATTACATTTAACATAAGTTTAAACAAACAAACATTTAATTATGTTGCTGATAGTAAATCTATTAATAGTTCTATTAGTAATGGATATGTATATTCATATAGCTCAATAACTGATTATACAAGACAATTAGGTTGGCAAACAGCGGTTGAAAATAGTTTTCAATATCAAGTGTTTAATTTAACCTACACTGGTTATTTACCTATTATATGTGACATCCCTGCTAAAACAAGTACCAACTGGCCATCAATTAGTGTATATGTAGACAATCAACGCATAGATCCTAGTTTATATTCGTTCATAGTTGATAACACAACAACTAAGATTACATTATTTAATACACCAGCCATTGGGACTCCTGTTGAAATATTAATATATAGCGATAAAGTTTCTGCAACAGGCTATTATCAAATACCAAGTAATTTTGATCATAATCCGTTTAATACAGCAATTGCAGAAGTTAATTTGGGTGATATTAGAGGACATTATAAGAGTATATGTAACAATGCACCCTCATTGGTTGGTAAAGCATTTGGTGCAAATAACTTTAGAGATTTAGGCAATCTTGTACCATACGGCACACGCATCATACAAAATAGTGCATCATTGGTTGCCGCGGCAGCATTTTTACGATCACCTAAAGCTAACTTTTTTGATTCTCTATCATACAATTCACAAGAATATATAAAATATAAATCATTGCTATTAGATACAGTACATAAAACAGATTATAATGTATTGCAAAATATTAGCGATATACTAGACAATGCAATAGAACAACTAGTAAGTGTAAAGACAGATATTAATTCTTTCTTTTATAGCGATATGTTACCGGCAAGAAACACATATGTTTCAAAAACATATACTTTTAAAAGTGGTATCGATACATCAACATATCCATTAAACAGAGTATATGATTTTACTACCGCAAATTATTTTGGGGTTCTGGTATACTTAACTCGCACTATCGATGGTCAATCTCGTACAATACAGTTACTAAAAAATATTGATTATACTATTAGTAGTACGGATAAACGATTAACTGTAACAAAAGATTTAATTCTTAATGACTCTATTACTGTAAAAGAATA